ATGGGACGCGCCGCCCTTGATGCGGGTGCATACAGCGCGGCAATTCAATCAGAGATAGCGCGAGGAAAACTGGCCGGTCTCTACACTAACAAGTCAGAGATTCGCACAGGGAGTATCGATTCGCTATCCAGAGAAGAAGTGGAGAAAGAGCTTGAGCGAATTCGAGGAGGTCTTGGAGAGGTTATCGATATCACCCCAGAAAAAGAGGAGGCCGCGCCTGAAGAATATAGAGGCAGGGCTCTGGAAATTACTGACGACGGGGCTGAAGATGACGGGGAGGCAGGTGGAACTGACCCGTCTGGAGAGTAGGTATCCTCCCGGCCTCCCTGATGTGCTCTGCTGTTCTGAGGACGGTGAGTTTAGTTTTTTAGAATTGAAGGTAATGCATGGCACCTCCCGAAAAGTCACACTCTCCCCCCATCAGGTTGCGTGGCAGACTCGCCACGGTCACGCAAATACTTTCGTGGTCATTCGCTGCTCCGATCTGGCTCTTCGTGTGTATATGGGTGCCGATAGCGTTGATCTGCGTATGGATGGCATTGATTCCACACAAGCTCGTTTTGTTTTTCAGGAGCCGTATGACTGGCCGAAATTTTGGCAGTTGACAGCCCCGTGCGCGTCGTTATAGGATTAATTCGATACGAAAGTTTTTACAGGAGCTGAAATGTCAGAGAAACAATTTAGTGTTAGTTTTACCTTCGACATAGCGACGGAAACGCCAGAAGAGGCTTTGGAGTTAGCGGTTTCTGCCGTGACCGAACGTAGTGGTAGTTGTTGGGTTGTTATAGAAGAAACGGATACTGCCCAGCCGAAGGTTTCGCATTGGTTAGTAGAGGGTCAGAAGGAGACTCGAACTTACTGGTATACAGACCGGGGAGAAGAACATGAAGGGGTGGGCTAACTAGTGGACTATTTTTTGGACTGGATTATGCGACTATTGGAGAAGATCGGTAACTGGGCCGAGGAAACAGATAAGCCTGACAAGCATAGGGAGAAGAGAAAATGAGTTTAGTTTGCAAATACTGTGGATCAGATAACCTGGGCTGGGATGCAATTGTTGACCAGAATGATGGGTTGATCGTCACTTTTGATCACTACAGTTGTTTGAATTGTGAAAAGCAGGAACCCGAATTGGAGGTGCTACATGAAAACTTTGACGAAGAAACAAACAAAACTTCTCAAGCAATTTGCGCTGGAAGTTTCGCGTAAAAACGGCTGGAGATGCTGGCCTAACTACTACACGGGCAGCGGGAGTTGGAGCCGATGTTCCGCAGATTATGCCGAACAAATCGACCGTATTTTAACCGACCTCGGCATGGTCCGAGGCAAGCATTTCCGCACCGGAAACGACGCGCCGCGTGGCGGCTGGACTGGCGACTTTGTCGAACTATTGCCCGCTGGCAAGCGCTGGAAAATTATAAGGGAGTTGCAACATGTCCTATAGACCAATGATGAAGTTTGACGAACGCCAGCGCGACGGTTCGCACTTTGCCGGGAATGGTTTACGCTTTGCCACGGAAGAAGAGGCGGCGGGACAGGCGTCTGAACTAATGACTCGGTGGTTTGTGCCTAACGGATACCGAGTAGATTCTAGCGATGACAAGCCAAATTATCGCTTTGATTTCGACAGTCAGAAGAGTATCGCAATCTAGCGTTCCGTAATAATTTATCAGCCCCGCTGGAATATTCCAGCGGGGTTCTTTTTGCTTGATTCCATAAGATTGTTTATATAAGGTTACTCCCATACACCATAAACAGGGAGTCATCCTAATGAGTAAAACCTACAGAGTATCGTGGAAGAGTGGGCGCAAAGTCGGCGCCATTGGAATATTTTACCCGGATAGTGTGATCGTCCTGGCGGAAACTCGCGAGGATGCAATCCTCAAAGCGTACGAAACCCACGAACATCTAATGTCCGTCACTGTTTCTGAAACGGAGTCCGCAAATGATTAAGACAATCGGAGCCCTGCGCCGTGCCTTGAAGCGCGGCGATTTCACTGGTGTTGTTCTTTATAATGGACCGTCGCGAATTGATGGCGCGCCCATTGTCTGCATCGCTTGCCGCATTACTGAAGCCAGCGGGAACGCTAAAACCGGCGCAATGGTGCAAACCTTTATTCTACATCGTGACGTAGACCCTAACAAAGCGTTGAAAACCGGTGACGATTCCAGCGTTTGCGGAAATTGCAAGCTGCGCCCTATATATAAGGGTAAAACGCGATGCTATGTGCGCGTCTATCAAGCGCCGCTTAGCGTTTGGAACGCTTTCCATCGCGGGCGATATGCCGTGCCTGGAGTGGATTTTGACGCCGCGTTATTGCCGGAACTATTTGAAGGCTTGTCGTTCCGTATCGGATCATATGGTGATCCGGCTGCGATACCAGCGCGCATATGGAAAACAGCAACGCGCCGAGTCAAGAATAGGACCGGCTACACGCACCAATGGCGCAAGCGTATCGGAGTCGGACTCAAGAATTTATGTATGGCGAGCGCCGATAGTGAATCCGACGTTGCCGACGCAACGGCGCGCGGGTGGCGTACATTCCGCGTTAGGAAGTATAGCGCGCCGACTCTCGCAAACGAGTCTATTTGTCCAGCGTCTAAGGAAGGCGGAAAGCGCACCCAATGCGACTCTTGTGGATTATGCCAAGGCGCGACAATCGCGGCGCGTAATATTGTCATAATGGATCATGGCCTAATGGACTTCCGCCGTCGCGCTGCTTAATTCTAGAGCTTGCACTATAGGAATTATCCTCTATTGTCTTAGACAGCCGCTCGGAATGGCCGCGCGGCGCGCTTTATAGCAGGAGTCGAAAATGCCTAATCTCATGTATAACTCAGCTAAAGACGTTCTAATTGACCGCGAGAATATGCGCGATCTTCAAACGCCAGCGCCTATGGGTGTCAGGCACCAGCCGTATCCGTTTCATGCTTTCGCCGATTCAATCTGTGACTCCATCGTGGAGTCCGGATTCAAGATTGAGCAGGAAGAGTTTGCCGTTTCTAAGGATCATATGCGCTTGCATGGAATGCTCCATGTTTCAAATGATTCAGCAGTGCAGATTCCGAATGCTGACGGCGCGCTGATTCGGTATCAGCCCGACACGATTCCCGCGCCGCGCTGGAATTTAACTGTCGGCGTGCGAGGCGCGCACGATCAAAGCATAAGCCGGGGAATCTGTTTCGGTTCGCGCGTCATTACTTGCAGTAATTTGTGCTTCCATGGCGACCTCGGAAATTGGAAGAGCAAGCAAACCACCAATATTGGCTTGCGTTTGCCTGGAATGGTCCGTGATGCCGTAAGCGGGCTGCGCGGCGCTGCGGAAAGTCTGACGGTTGACTTTGATGGGTTCAACCGCACGGCCATTACGCGCGATCAAGGCGACTCTGTATTGGTGGACATATTCCGGAGTGGTGGTTTCAGCGGGTCGCAGCTTGCTCGCGCAATCGAAGACTGGGACGTTTGCAGCGTTCCGGAACATACGGCAAATGGTCGTACGCTTTGGTGGCTCTTCAATGCCGCGACGTTCGCTCTGAAGCCCGGTGGCGCGAATGTGAACCACGACCATTTGCGCGAGCGCAGCACGATTATCTACACCAAGATGCGCCCAGCTATCCGCGAGCTTGCCGCTTAACTATTCCGCCATCTCCCCACTTTGCCCCGGTGCTTCCGCGCCGGGGTTTTCTTTTCGCTTGTGGGTCTTGTCTCATATGATAGGTTTGTTTTGCGGCGCTTGGCGCTGCCGGGGATATCCCCGCCACACTATAGGGAGCACACGATGTTTGATAATTCCAATACACCGCAGTATGCACTGTCTGAGGAATTAAAAACGGTTAACAATCTTGCCGAATTACGGGATTTTCTGAATCTTTTTACCGGCAGGGAATTAGAAACCGCACTTCTGGATAGGCCCGCGACAATAGTCGTGTATGAGAATTTTTTGAGTGACGGTTCGATTGTTTTGAATGCTTACATTGCCAATAGGGAGCGTTAGCATGTCTAGTTATAACTGGCTGATTACTCATGACTTCATAGAGGATGGTCTGGAAATCGGACTCTCCGGCCCATCTAACAAGTCTCGCCACACTGCCAATGAAACCGCGTTCCGGATGTACGACGACGACGGCAAGCTGTATTACGCGGGGATGCTTTGGGGTGACTTTGATGGATTCGAGCCGCTTGACGATTTCGGCATGCCAAGCGCGGGTTGCACCGAGATTCAATTGCGCGGATCCGACGGGATATTCCGCACCGTTTGATTCTCCCGCCATCTCCCCACTTTGCCCCGGTGCTTTCGCGCCGGGGTTTTCTTTTGCTGGCATGTGATCAGCTGTTAAACCTTCCAACCCGCCACCAGGGAGGTGGGTTGAATAGCTACGGCGCCAGGGTGCGCG